GCTCGAAGACGAGCGCGACCACGTAGGATCGTACTGGTGGTGTTGCGAGGTGTGTGATATCTGCCCGCTAAGACTCCGGGAGCTGCTCAATCGACGCTGGAAGGAGATTAGGACGACCGGAACCCAAATAGCAGCGGTGATACTCGGTGGAGAATACTCATGTCGAACGATACACTAAAATCTCGAGAAGTGGTTTCAACTAGTTACCCGATAGGATTCGCAGTACTCACGCTTTGCTGGATAGGGTTGCTCTGCATTCTCTGCCTCGCGTTCTGTCTCTCCGAACAACCGCAACCGATACCATTCTGATATGAAGTACTTTGCCGCACTCATCCGTAACGATACGCAGGTGCTAGCCGTCGCGTGTAGCGATAGGGAAGCGCTTACCAGAGGCGCAAAGGTCATGATGACGCACGGCATAGCAGGCTGTGAAATAACCGTCCGTCCGTGCACAACCGGATTCTATCGAGCATTCAAGAACCCCAACGCGCTGCATGCGCACAAGGTCGTAGACGGTAAAGTTCACATGGTGAAGAGGGTATGAGCGATACGGGCGAAAACTCGAGTGATATCCCGGTGTTAGAGTGTCCGTTTTGCGGTGTCCCGCCCACGCTAGGCTCTACCATATCCGAGTCGATGTTCCGTTACTGTTGCGACAACCCGAACTGCCGTCTAGACGTTCAAACGTTCCTTTGCGGTACGAAGCGAGAGGCTCTAGAAATCTGGAACACGAGAGTATCAGAGCTCCATACCGGCCTAATCGAGCTGTGCAACAAGCGTAGACACGAGCTCCGAGAAGCCAATGAAGAGTTAGAGTTTCTCAGACAACAAGCCAGTAAACACGTGAAGAAAATCGAAGAGCTCGAACAGTTATCCGGTGCTCTCGCGAGGTTACCTTGACCGACGATCCGAACGTAATCGACATTACCAGCCTAACACCTACCCGAAAGAAAGGCGGACGCCCGAAAGGGTCCAAGACTCAGGCAAGTAAGCTAAAAGCCCCAAAGAGGGCGAATGCAATCACTAACAAGCAGATTGCAGAGATTGTAATCGGGACTCACAAGCAACTACCAAATAACGTTATCGCAAACGTTGCCGGTGTTCATCCTAATACGGTTAGAAACATTCAAGCTGATTTCAGACAGTTGTTTGATAATTTAGAGGAAGTTGAATCATTCAGGTCTGTTAGAGCGGATATATTGGATGCAATAGATCTTACACTATTGAAGTCCATGTTAGACCCATCGAAGCATGAAAAGGCTACCCTAGCACAACTTGCATTTGCCCATAGCAAATTATATGAGTCAAGCAGATTGGAGAGGAACCTAAGTACTGCTAATGTATCCCAAACAGTACGCTTTACCGAGGTGAACCTCTCTCCGATAAGCTCTTTACCCTCCTCGAAAGCTACGCTCGAAGAGTAGAGAGAATTGTACTTCTATCCACTACCCACCTTACCTTCTCCTCTTGTTCGAGTGTAGAAAAAGAATAGAATATACTCGAGTTCCGCAGCGTATTGACACGCGTTGAACGCTGTGTTAGCCCCACCGACAGGGGGGGGTACCCGGGGGGTAGGGCTCTCGTGCGTCGCCCACCCGCCCGTATTAAGACTACTATAGAGTTGCGATATTTTTTCTAAGGGGGTCGGCTCAATGCTTCACATTTTCGCCTTTGTTCTTGGGATGGGCGTGACGCTACTTCTCCAGTATGTCGAAGTTATTTCGCGTCCACGCGGTTAGGTTGGTGTATGGGTTTGGTTTGTAGACAGCCGCACGTAGTGCACAGCCCTCGCGTTAGCGAGTTGCGACACTTGTGCCCTTACTAGGATTTCAAGGGTGCTATTAGCGGATTATCACGCCGCGTGTGTTGGAAAGGGGCATTCCGTCTATCGATGCTAGGCCGATTATCCGAGCTCCGGGCACTTCGGATTCACCAAGCTGAAGGTTTTCTATAGAGATAATTCGAGAGTGACCCTCGGGTTCGTTCAGGTAGTGGAGCGCTGTATCGATGTATCCTCGCATTGCATGAGGCCCCTCGAATGAGTTGATGCGCACGGCGTGACGTTGCTCTATGCCGTTCACTCTTCGCTTGAAGGCGATACCGACCTTGTTGTTATAGTCGAACGTTTGCCACGCTACGAACTCCCACGGTGTATTTCGGTAGGTGTTTGCACCTAGGTCGAAGATAAATTTCGTGGACTCGGGTATTAGCAGTCCGGCCGCTGTTACTGTGCCTGCTCCGAGGAGTTTTGCGAGGAAGCTGCGTCTAGTAATCATATCGCTTTGGTCGCGGGCCCGGGAGTTGAACCCGGAGCTTCGGGGAATGAACCCGACGAGTTACCGTTACTCTAACCCGCAATAAAAAACCGGTCACGCACATTCGTACGCAACCGGTCGGAGGGGGAACCGTCATGTCTAGCCGAACCGAATCGACATATGGAGCCCCGGGTACGATTTTCACGTACATACTACCCCACCGCATCAAAGGGGCTGCTCTAAGTGTTGAGCTACCTGGGCAAATGGTGACCTATCGTACGGGACTTGAACCCGCGCAGATCGATGAGTGATCGAGTGCTCTACCAACTGAGCTAACGACAAGTCAAATGGTGCTCGTGGCTAGGGCAATGAGCCCCTAGCATTAACCCCGCGTGCTGTCGCGGTCACGAACATGGTGGGTGTGGTCAGTCGGATTACTCCAGTCGCTTGCGAGGTACACATGCCTTCGAGGCTTTCGTGTAGCGCTACCACTCCCAAATGGTGGCCGCTCTTGTCAGCATCCTCCGTCGTCACGGTCGGAAACTTCCCTTTGCGGCCATAAATTCAAAGAGCCCCTGTACTAGCGGGCCCCTCGAACAAGTTTGCACATCGTGCACCCTTACATCTTTAGATGTAGCCGCAGGTCGCTCGGTCTCGGCATTTTTAAGGGTCTTGTGCGTACCCGCATTGGATTGCGTAACGGTACACGCGACGGCGTAGCGCGGCATTGCACGAAATTAGCCCGCACTACTGGGGATGCAATTTGCAGCAGAGCCCCTCACTTCCTTCGATTATTTCCGTGTTACTCAACGGCGGGGGTTATTCGTGGCTCGATTCCCCCTCGGATACTGATACGGCCCGTCTGGAAGTGCGGACTAACAGCAGCCATGCGACATGGCACAAAACCTATACTGGATATTTTACTAAGCCCGGAGCTCGAGCAGAAATTTCTGCTCAAAGATTTTTAAGGGTACGATCGAGGGGTAGGTTTTCTAAGGTTCGATGTCCGACACTCCCGAGCGGAGGATAATTACCATCAACGATATGCCGTTCATTGCACGGCCGGATTGTGCGTACCCGCATGATTACTACGCAATGGCGGACAAGATAGCGGCGGGTGAGTGGGATGAGCTCTCAGCGTACCGCGCTCTCTTTCGGAAAGACCTTTGGGCGCTGGTTTACTTTCTTCTGCGCATCCCGATAGCGAATCATCCGTTCGTGGTGCAAGCCTGCCGCGATGTGATGGAGGGTCCGAGCACAAACACTCTCGACCTATGGGCACGCGAACATTTTAAGTCAACAATCCTCACAACTGCCGAGAATGTTCAGGACTTGCTGAACAATCCCGAGGAAACTATTGGGATATTCGCGTACGCAAAACCGCTCGCTATCTCTTTCCTTCGAGCGATAAAGCACCTGTTCGAGCAGAGCGAACTACTCAAAGCCTGTTACCCCGATATTATCTGGGAGAACCCGCAAGCTCATGCGCCGAAGTGGTCCGAAACCGAAGGGCTCTTTCTCAACCGCAAGAACGTACAGAAGGAAGCGAGCGTAGAAGCTCACGGTCTCATCGAAGGCATGCCGACCGGGAAGCATTTCGGGAAGCGGGTGTACGACGATTGCGAAGTTCTCGACATGGCCGACTCTCCTGAGATGACTCAGAAGAGCAAAGACATGTTCGACATGAGTGCTAACCTGGGCAGGGAAGGCGGCCGGCACCGGGTGATCGGTACCACATATTCCCATCAGGGCCTTCTAGTTTACCTGCAAAACAAGAAACTAAACGATGGAACGCTCGTCTATAAGACGCGAATCAAAACGGCGACCGTCGACGGAACGGAGAACGGGCCGAGCGCCTTTCTCAGTGAAGGAAGGATGGCGGAACTACGTACGAACCCGCGTATGTTTCGCTCGCAACAGCTAATCAATCCGACTCCGCAAGGCTCTGAAACACTCGATTGGTCGCTTGCGAGAGAGGTTAACCACTCAGAACTTCCGAAGCGCCTGTACAAATTCATGGTCATTGATGGTGCTGGGGAGCGAATGGATCGCACGGGTGATTCTTGGGCGATCCTCGTTGTGGGAGTTGAGCCTTTTCGTGATGACATTGGGGCTAGCTCTCTATACCTGCTCGACGCCTGTATTCAACCTATGTCGATGGTTGAGGCGCTGGATACCATCGTGAAAATGTACTGCAAGCACGGCAGAATCTTGAAACTCGGCATCGAAAAGGTCGGCATGTCGACCACCGAGATACACGTGGCGAATGCGCTACGGGCAAAGGGTCGGTATGTCACGGTCGATAACGGGGGCCTCGTGATACTTCGGCCTGCCGGACGGTCAAAGTCAGAAAGAATCGAAGGCAATTTGGCCTGGCCCCTCAAAAACAGTAAAATACACATATCGACTGATGTTCAGGTCGGGTATCGGGAGCGTTTAAAGACAGAAGCGCAGCGATTTCCGTACTGGCATGACGATGGTTTGGACGCTTTCGCGTACGTTCTCGACATAGTGAAGACGTATCGCTTTCCGTTACGAGGACCGGAAGACCTCGAACCTGATGATGCTTGGGATAAAGCATTCAGGGCGTCAAAGAGTAAGGGAATTAAGCGGGATTCGTGGCTTGTTTGCTAGCCACTGAATGAAGGGTTTTAAGAGAACATCAAATTTCGGGGTTGGTAGGGGCGCGCACCGGCATCTCGTCTTCATGGACGAGGAAGGCGGGCAGGCACTTGCGTCTACTGACAACGACCATTCCCACGAAATCTACTTCGTTCCCCCGAACCCGGGCGGCGTCGACCCGCAGACTGGCCTTACCTACCCCCCGGATCCGGGCGGATGGAAGGTAGCGCCCGCGCAAGATGGGCACAGCCACGAAATCGAGGACTTCAATCCGCAGCCCAAGAAAAAGAAAGAAGACCCGAACGAAATAATCAAAGAAGTGTACTCGCTGTTCCGTGCTGCGAAGGAGTACGAGAAAGACGCTCGCGAGAAAGCGAAGGAAGCCGAGGAATTCTATTGCGGCGAGCAATGGCCAAAGGAAGTCAAGGCCGAGCTCGAGCGAACGCAGCGGGCAGCGCTCACTATCAACGTCACACAGAAGAACGTCGACGAGCTCTCCGGACATCAGCGACAACAGCGCACCGATATTTCCTACGTACCCCCGGAAGAGGGGGATCAGCGCGTTGCCGATATTCTCAAGTACGTTTCGAAGCACATCCTAGAAAAGTGCTACTACCCACGCGAAGAGTCCAAGGCGTTCGAAGACGAGATAATCGTAGGGCGCGGTAATCTCTGCATGACCATGGATTTCGATACGAACCTACAGGGAGACCTGATGGTTCGGCGCTTCCCGTGGGAGGATATCGTTTACGGCCCTCACGAATTCGAAGACTTGTCCGATTGTGAGCACCTTCACAAGCACAAGATGTATTCGAAGGCGAAGCTGAAGCAGCTTTTCGCCGACAAAGCCGACGACATCGAGGCCGATTATAAAAACCTTCTCGACTGGATCGAAGAAGGAAAAATGACGGTCGACGTTGCGGGCGATGAGTACGCATACGGCGATGATGCCATGCGACCGCTCCCGGTCGTGGGCGATACGCTCATGTATGACGTTGCTCGAAAGGAATTCCGTCTTATCGAGTGTCAGAAGCGGGAGTATGAACGGCGCTCCGTAGTTGTAAGCTCTGACTTCGATTTCGTTCAGCAAGCGGCCGGATGGTCGCCAAAAGAAATCGCATCGGCAAAGACGCTTCCCGGTTTCCAGGTAATCACCAAAAACGTTTCGACCGTTCGCATACTGAAAGTATGCGGCTCGACCCTTCTCGAAGATAAGGAAAGTGACATCGGAGATTTCGACGTCATCCCGATCTATGCCAAGAAGCGCGGGGCGAAGTGGTGGGGCAAGGTCGAGCTCGTAAAGGACCCGCAGCGCGAGATTAACAAGCGGCATTCTCAAGCGGTCGACATCGGCAATAAGGTTTGTGCGTACGGCTTTGGCTACGACGAAGACACCTTTTCGGACCAGGCAGAAGCGGAGCGTTTCAAAAAGAACGTAGCGACACCGGGATTCGTTACAAAGCTCGTCGATGTTAACCGTCCGCCGTACCGGTTCGAGGGTGTAAAATTCCCGAACGAAATCGTGCAGCTCATGGCGCTCGGCGCTGACCAAATCAAGGGCTTGATGAACATCACGCCGGACGAGGGCGGCGCGAATACCTCCGGGTTTGCTTTGATGCAGCGGCAGAAGTCGAAGCTAGTAGGGAACGGATTTCTCTTCGATAACCTTTCGTTCGCGAAAAAGAAAATCGGGAAGCTCCTCGTAAAATTCATCCAGCTCTATTACACGCCGCAACGGATTTATCGAATACTTCAGAACCGGCACCAGAAGGAACCGATCGAGGTTGCCGGACAACCGCTCGACAAGTACCCGGAAGATGAAATCATCGAGCTACTCCAACGCTCGGATCTCGCGGAGTATGACGTTGAGGTATCCGAGTCGGCTTACTCTCCATCGATACAGCTCGCAACCGCCGCAGTGTTGAGCGAGCTCGCAAAGACGGGATTCCCCGTCCCACCGCCGATGCTCATCGAGCTCTTCGACCTACCCGGAGAGACGAAACAAAAATTCCAACAGGCAATGATGCAACAGCAGCAGGCGCAAGCTCAAGCAGAGCAAGCGAAGGCTACGAGTGAGCTCATGAAACCGTTGGTAGCTAAGGGCATCATTCCGCCGCCAGTGCAGCAGATGATGCAAATGGGACCCGGGGCTAACGGCAATGCGCCGCAAGGTGCGCCGCCCGGACAACAGTAAGGAAGTATGACGATAGAAACAGAAGACACGGGAACGACTCAAACGGATGATTCAACCCTCATTGATATTGGGGAGGCGAGTGACGAAGACCTCGATAAATTTCTCTCCGAACACAATGAGCAACCATCCGAAGAGCCCGCGCAAGAAGACTCGGTAGAAACCGAGGAAATTATAAAGACGACGGAAAGACCCACCGAGGAACCGAAGTCAGAAAAAAAGCAACCAGCCGAGCAGACCGCTACGGAGCAGCTTTCACCGGAGGAACAGAAATCCCGGTACGAAGCGATCATAGCGGAGCAAAAACAACGGCTGGAGAAAACGGAACTCTGGGCTAAGCATCGTTCCAACGAAATAGGGGAACTACGCAAACAGCTCCGCGAAGCGAACGCGCGACTCTCGCAAGGGTTAGACGATAAGGCTCTCGAATCTCCGCGTCAGGCGATAGACGATCAACTGACAATCCGGAATAACGAGGCGATTATCCAACAGCTCGATCAAGAGCACGCGCAAATAGAGCACGCAGTAAGGGCGCAAAAGGTTGTCGCTCATTTTATCAAGCCGGAAGAAATGCCGACGTTTGATGAAATGGCGGGGGCTCTCGAAGCGGATGGGTTGGACCAAAGTTACATCGGCACGTTCCGAAGTAACCCCTACCTCTCCATGTACCCCGAGACTCTTGTGCACCTCGCAAAGAGAACCGCAGTCGAGAAAGCTCTTAGGCATCTCGTAGGTTACACAAAAGGTTTGATGGCCGAAAACGAGAAGCTAAAGGGCGAGGTTAAATCTCGACCTACGCAGGTTCTAAAGCGGGTAGAAGCGGAATTGAAAAAAGCTCCGGCTATGTCGGCTGCCAGTGGTGGCAGTGCGGCGGATTCGTCGGGGCCGAGTGGTGATCCCTCAACGTGGTCAGATGCTCAGTTAGCCGAGTTCCTTGAGAACGCATAAGCGTTTTTTCAGGAATTCTAAAGGTTAATGTCAAAGACAGCATTTACGACCTCCAATAACCTCACGAAAAAGGTTTGGGAGGAGAAACTATATCGCGATACGCGCAAGGCCGCGTATTTTTCTAGGTTCATGGGCGACACTTCTGAGTCTCTGATTCAGGAGAAGACCGACCTTACGAAAGAGCAGGGAGACAAAATCACGTTCGGTATCCGCATGCGGCTTACCGGAAGTGGTGTTACTTCCGGCCAACAGCTCGAAGGAAACGAGGAGAAGTTACAGACGTACGACTTCTCTGTAACGCTTGAGCAGTACCGCCATGCCGTTAGAGATAACGGAAAGATGGACCGGCAGCGAGCCATGTTCTCTATCGATAAAGAGAGCAAGATGGCTTTGCAGGATTGGGGCGGCGAGAAAATCGATCAGCTCATGTTTGATGCTCTTGGGATTGGTAGTGGTTCCACCACTGACCCGACCAAGATTTTCTACAAGACCTCCGATTCGGGAACGAACAGCTTCCTCGCAACCGGAACGGCCGCAACTGCGAAGGCAGCTCTTTCCGCTACGAACAGCCTCCTTACTCTCGACTTCATCACGAAGTTGAAGGCATGGGCGGTTACCGGTGGTAACAGGGCGTACACTCCGCTTCGACCCGTCAAGGTAGACGGTAAGAAGTACTATGTATTGCTCGTCCATCCGGATGCACTCGCGGATCTGAAGACTACTTCGGCTTTCCAGAATGCAATGCAGTACGCACAAGAACGCGGAGACGAAAACCCGCTGTTCACTGGGGCGACTGCAATCTGGCAGGGCGTTGTAATTCACGAACACGAAAACTGTTACGTTGCTACTGATGGTGGTGGCGCTTCGGTTGCGTGGACGAAGGCTATCTTCATGGGAGCACAAGCGGGTGTGTTTGCTTGGGGCCAAAAAGAAGAGGTTATTCAGAAGAAATTCGATTACGACAATGAGAACGGATACGCCTGGGGCATAATCGGGAAGGCTGGCAAAGCTCAGTTCAACTCCCTTGATTACGGCTCGATGGGTGTCTATCTCGCGAGAACGAATATCTCTGGAGTGTAAGGTTTTCTGTAGCGCTCTGCTCGTATGGGGAGCGCTACGGTTTTTATTTTAAGGTCGAATGGCAAATACAAACGCAACGAAAGCCGGAAGTGGGGTTCAGCCTCGCGCCGGTAATGACATCACGGCGGTATATGAGAGCTACACTCTCGCATCCGCTACCCTAAACGACACGTACACGATGTGTAAAATCCCGGCGGGGGCAACGATTCTTGACGTTGTTCTTAGCTCGGATGATGTCGATACGAACGGAACTCCTACGGTGAAATACGACGTAGGCGATTCCGGTTCCGCAACTCGATTTATTTCCGCAACCACTATCGGCCAGGCCGGTGGTGTTGCTCGAATGGATCAGAAGGGCGGACATCTCAAGGCGTACACCGCAGACGATACCGTGATTGTGAAAATCAACACGGCAGCCGCTACTTTTGCGGCCGGTACTATCCGAGTCGGCGTTCTCTACACGATGCAGCAGTAATCCGAAGGGGGGAGGGGGTAGTACCCCTCCCTTATTGAATGGCAACCACGGATTACGATTTCACTGCAACTAGAAATACGATTATTCGAAGAGCTCTTCGAAAGGTCGGCGCAATCTCAGAAACGGCCACGCCTTCGGGCGAACAGCTCAATCATGCCGTTGATGCGTTGAACGAAATCGTCAAACACTGGCAGGGTAGCCACGTCTACCTTTGGTCACGTCGCGTACTCTCCGTTACTCTCGCGACGGGCGATAAAGATTACTCTCTCTCCACTGACCCGGCAGTTTTCGGTGTCGATAAGGCATACCTTCGACAAGCAACGAACAGCGATTACGAGCTAGAGAAAATCTCGTGGTTCGATTACCAATCAATCGTCGATAAGGATTCGACCGGCACTCCTTCTTGCTACGCAATCGACAACCAACCGACACCAACTCTCTACGTGTGGCCCGTTCCGAATTCCTCGATGAACGGCAAGCTTCTTTACTACCTCGGGATAGCGAAGCTCAAAGATTTCGACAGTTCTTCAGGGAGCGGAGATTTCCCCGTGAAGTGGCAACAGGCTCTCACGTATGCGCTCGTTGTCGACCTTGCCGACGATTACGGCGTCCCGGTCAACGAGCGAAAGCACTACGTCCAGATGGCGGACAAACTTTTTAGAGAAGCGCGGCGCGGAGAAAACGACCGCTCGGATAGTGACTTCACGACGGGGGCATATTAATGGGTTTAGCCGTACAGGTTGAAGCACTTTGGAACGGACTTCGCGACAATTCTGGGAATCCGCTCTCAGGCGGAAAGGTGTACGCATACTCGGCCGGGACCACCACGGATAAGGCGCTTTATACCGCCGTCGATAAATCCGCATCAGCGACACAACCTCTCATCCTCGATGCGTACGGCAAGGCCCAAGTATGGGCCGATGGTGCGTATAAGTTCGTCGTAAAAGATTCGAACGACAACACACTACAGACTCTCGACAATCTTCGTTACGGCTATGACGACGGTGTGCTTATCTGGGGGTCGACCTCGGGCGGAACCGGGAATGCGCAAACCATTTCGGTTTCGAGCTCGATTACTTCTTACTCGAACGGTCAGCGATTTATTTTCATTGCTGGTAATTCAAACACTGGCGCGGCTACTCTCAATATTAATTCGATAGGCGCACTATCTATCGTGAAGGGTTCGACACCTTCGGCTCTTGCATCGGGCGACATTCGTTCCGGGCAAATCGTCGATGTCGTGTACGAGTCGGGTGGTGGTGGCCGCTTCCGCCTTCAGCCGTATTTCGCTGTTCAGGATATACAGAACAGCTTAATGCACTATGTTGCCGGTGCAGGTACGGCAAACGCTCAGACTATTACCCTTAGCCCTGCTGTTCTGGCTCTGGTAGCTGGTCAAACCTTTCGGTTTCTTCCGAGTGTTTCTAACACTGGTGCGCTTACTCTAAACGTCAACGGGCTCGGCGCGACGGCGGTTCAATATAAAGGAAAGGCGTGCGTAGGTGGTGAGGTAGTTCAAAACGTCCCCGCTGAAGTCACCTATGACGGAACTCAGTTTCAGTTAGCGAACCATGGTGGCGGATGGGCGGACTTCTCCGCAAGCGCAACTTATTCCGCCGCCACGACCATGACCTTTACCGGCGTTACGACGAACACGTGGAAGTATCAACGACACGGTAAGCGCGTCGATATCATTGTTAACGCGACAGGAACGCTCGGCGGGACTGCGACGACTGCCGTACTCGTAGATCTTCCGATAGCCGCTTCAAGCGTGAACGGCGGAAGCTTTCCGGTGTTTATTAGCAATAACGGAACGGTTGGAGGTACGGCGGTTTTCAACACCACCACTCAATTGTCGATTCGTAGGTACGACGCTGCCGCCTTCACGGCCGCGCCGACCGCTTGCACCATCGCGCTCATCGGGTCGTACGAAACTGCATAATGCCTATTCAAACCGTCAAGATTCCTATCGCCAGTCCCGTATATAGCGGGGTTGATGGTGTTGAGCTTGACGATGCGAACGCGCAGCTTGTTGACGGGTATCGGGATGAATTCGGCGCAACGGTTTCGCGTCCCGGGCTCTCTTCTCTTGTCGACCTAGGCGGCAGCACGGCCGCCCCCGTTCGGTCTCTCTATTATTGGCCTCACCAAAATAGCGTAATCGCGACCGTTGGTGGTGCTCTCGCAAAGCTTACCTATGAAGGCAAGGTGATCGCAGCTACGGCGCTCAGCGGCGTCGTATTCAATCCCTCGAAGCGGGCAACGTTTGCAACTGATGGCACGTACGTATTTGCCGCAGCCGGTGGGAGAATT